CCATGGAAAACCTCCCAAAAAAAAGTTTTCAATTCGCGGTTGTGCACAGAAATGAGGGCTGGCGGTATGGAGGGCGAAGAGGTGGGAACTTTCGACCCACCCTCCCGATGATATTCATTCCCATTTACACCCGCCAATCAAATGATGGTCATTCTCATTTATTCCAATGTGAATTGGGGTCAATCGGTATGCCATCAGCGGTACAGCCCGCCACATAGCCTCTCTTCTCCTGCCGCTGCTTGGTTGAATCATGGTGCTGCTTACACAATGGCTGCCAGTTCCCTTTATCCCAGAAGAGCTTCTGTGCTTTCTTTAGTTCATCGGGGGTCTTGGCTTCTTTCATCCGGTGTGGCTTGATGTGATCCACAATGACCGCTGCTGTCTTCCTGCCCTGCTGGTTGCACATAATGCAGAGAGGATTACTACGAAGAAATGTCAGCCTGGCTTTTTGCCATGGACTGCTATAAATGCTGCTGGTCTTCATGGCATTACTCCAAATAGAAAAGCCACCGGCTTATATAAGGCGAGTGGCTTAGGGTGTGCGTTTTAGATGACTACATTCGGTATAGTATGGGCTTTTAAATTGGTACTTTCACTGTTATCTCCCGGCGGTCATAATGTCATCAGGCATGGTGTTTTTGATGCCAAACTCTTTGTTGATTTAGCTTTAAGGTGGCTATAGAACTTCCTTTAAAGAAAGATTAACCGTGCTAATAAAAGGAATTATATGCAGATCTGCATGATGGACTATGACCGCTTGTCTCCCGACGGAAAGCTCGCAAAACTACACTGCTACGGAGTGGGTACATTCGACGTGCTTTCCGGCGTGGGGCGTTTTATCAATAATCCCAACTGCTCTGATATCGAAAAGGCAGCAATACCGCCAGGACAATACTGGATAGTAGACAGACCAACGGGTAGTGCTTTCAATCAGTTCCGTGCAGAAGCGATCGACATGGCGCACCTCTACAAAAATCACCACTCTGAATGGTTCGGGCTCTACAGTGCACAAACAATGAATGATCATCTTTTCGTGAACAACGTCCGACGTGGTAGCTTCAGGCTTCATCCACTCAATACCGACGGTACCGGAGTGTCATGGGGCTGCATTACGCTGTACCACTCCAATGACTTCCAAATACTCCGCCACGCCCTATTGGCAAGGACTAAGGTTAGAGTGCCAGGAAGCAACGGCGTGATGGCCTATGGCCGCATAGATGTGCGTGGTATCCCAGACTTCAACAAGTGTGATGTGAGATGAAAACCTTAATTTACCTGTTTGCTTTCGCGATGCTGTTAGTGCTGTTCACTGTGATCATTCCTGACAGCTTGGTAAGTGCCTGGGTCACACCCACCGGTGATGGTGAGGAAGGCATGAACAACTTCGAGTTTGCCATTCTTACACTCCGGCTCGTACTGGCAGGGTTCACCTCCCTGATCCTGCTATTAATCGTCAGAGCGATACTCAAAAAGTAACCTTGGCTAGCTCGTGACAGTGGCTATTTCAAAGTGCGTAACAGTAAGATCTGGAGTGATAATGTCGGCTGCTTTCTCACGCTTTCCTCCCCACATTCTGCCGCCAGCCAATCACTTCATCCAGCCGCCCCTTACAGATCCGCAGCTCACGCTTTAATGCCAGCGCATACAGCCCACTATCGCCCCAAGTGGTACCGACGAACTCCGGCACCTCGCATTCAGTTAATGCTGATTCAGGGGGCCACAACTGGATTAATTCGGCTGCTCTAGGTGCTGGTGGGCTACTCTTGCAGGATGCTAATGTTGCTATCAGGCATCCTGCTATCAATACATGAATCCCCGACACCCGCAGCCTTGAACCGCCTGAGTCGCTCGTCACTGTCATTGCGTAGTTTCCTTTCGTTCTCTAGCTGGCGGGTTGTGGCTGCTCGGTTGGCGGAATCGTTAGCACCGTAAGCATCAATAATGTTACCCAGGGCAACGTTAGTCGCCTGCTCGGTCACCAGCTCCGCTTCCGTCTTATCCACCTTATTTGCCAGATGATTACGATTCAGAAGCAGAAAAAGGAAAGCCGTAGCAACTAACGTCACTAGAGCGGCGCGCCAAGTAGTCATAGCTGCAACTCTCGCTTAGCCAGTTCAAACCGTGACTTACGGTCATTTATCCCGTTATTCCCACCATTAATAAGCTGAGTGACACGCTGAATATCATCAGCATATTGACCACAATTGCGGGATTGCCAGAACCAGGCGGCAGAACGAACGGCATTAATATCGGTCAGTAGTTGGTCAGGATTGCTGATTAAGTCCAGCTTCAAGGCGGTACCACATGCCCGATAGTTATCTAAACCGGTAATCTGAATCAGACCACGACCACGGTATTTCCAACCATCATCTACAGCTTTATTACCCATGCGGCCTGAATAGACTAAATTGGCGATAGCTCGTTGCCGATTCACAGGCACCGACTTCTCACCCGATTGGCGACCCAGCGCCGAAGCCTGATCAACAGACAACCGCTTACCGAACGTCGCCATCAAACCGTTGACGCTGTAATTGAACGACTCCACCAGCAGTGTGAAGCTGGCAGACTCGTGGCCTACTTGAGCAATAAACATGGCTTGTTGCACTGGCGTGGTGATATCAAACTCTTTCATTGCCAGGGTGATAGGCTGAATCCAACGCGCAGCAAGCTCGACACTGATGTTAGCCGCCATTCTGAATTGATAAGGGGTCATGGTTTATACCTGAGGTTTAGTGTCGTCAGTGCCGCCAATGCGGTTGCCAACAAAACGGAGCGCTAATGCACGGATCTGCTCAACACCAATGAAGCCAATTAACCCACCTATGGCTAAAGTAAGCTGCTGTGGCAAATCGAAGTATTCCAGAGCGCTTACCGCTGTCAGTGTTAACGCACCGCAAGTCAGCCCCTCTAAGAATGTTTTCTTCCATCCACCACCGGTATAGGCCACCCGTAAAGCGGCCATGACCACGGATAGCAACACGCCACCCATGGGGACATCACCACGCCACCAGGCATTTAGGAGTTGAACCCAGTCAGCCCATGTATGCAGTTCATTATGCATTCTCATACCACCTCCCCAATGGGGAATATTATTCCCGGCATTGTCGGGTGTTGTTTTGAGGGATTTAGCCCACCAGTGCAGCCACTCATTAGCAGTAATGTGTGTGGAGTTGATTGGGTGACTGATGGGCTAAAACGGAAAAAGGCCACGCAATAGCGCAGCCTCACAATTATTTACCTGTTGTTTTATCCACCGCAGACGATGGTGGTATCTTGATTAGCGACGCCGGTTAGATGATGCCAGCAATACTGCGCCGTTTTTGATGGCCGCTGCCAGAGCTTCCGCAAGAATTTCATGCGGAATACCCGGCAAACGTGCAGCCCAAAAGGCCCGAGTTCTCACCCAATCCATATCTCCGGCTAGTTGAGAAGCGATGGCTTGGCGAAGCTCTTTTATTAAAGCGGCTTTTTCCTCTTCTTTTTTGTATAAGGATGCGTCCATATTTATGTCCAATATCGATAAGTTTAATGAGTTCGCTGGTCGGGTATTCGGAATACTCTATGAGGAGTTTCCCATTCCGACCAACATCAATGTAGGTGATATCCTTGGTGATCCGGATTTATACAACACCACAGGTATTCCGCCCGAAATGGCGGATGACGCTGATATAGCCGGATACACCGTTGCCTGGTTACACCAATCGGGTTACCTTGATATGCTTAATCAAGATATAAGCCTAAATGAATTTTATAACGTGGTTCTAACAGCAAAGGGGTTGGAGGTACTCAAAGCAATACCTGATAGCTTAACCTCTCGCTCATCCCCGCTTGGAACACAAATCGTAGATGCGGTTAAATCAGGTGCAAAAGAAACGGTGAGCTCCTTGGTTAACCAAGCACTATCAACTGGCATAAAGTTAGCTGCAAGCTCAGTTGGCATTGATATCTGACGCAAAAAAAAACCAAACAATTAAGCCCCGACACTAGTCAGGGCTTTTCGTTTTTGAAGCCGGTTACGGTTCCGGCGTCAACACCTACCAATGTGTTGACCGCATACCTTTGAAATGCAAAAAGGCCCACCGGAGTGAGCCTTGGACTTGATTACTGAATTATTTAGCAAATTTCTCAGCTTCTTCGCGAGTAGTGATGAAGCTTTCGCCAAGGCCAATCGCAATCAATATTCCTACGATATAACCTGCTAGCTTACTGTTTAAAATCTTCTTGAACATAAAACCTCCAATTTAGAGGAGTAATCATTCTATGCCCTTTTAATCATTTGTAAAATGTCGGGTATTCACCACATTTGGCTAATCCTACATACGGGATAATCACACATGTAAAAAAGCCCCGCGATATGCGAGGCCTCAATTGTTTTCCTTGGCGCTCATCTACAGAAACGCCCATGATTTAGAGAAATTACGCCAAGTTCGGACAAAATGCAAGTTAATAATAAAACTTTGTCGCTAATAGTCATTATCATGCCGCTATCGTGTTATTCGCTGAAACTCATCCTCTGCGTGACTCTCTTCAATGTCGCATTTAGCCACCAGCGACTCATAGAATGGTTTCCAGTTACGCCGCCATGTCCTTTCATTGAGTTCAGGAAGCAGCGTTGTAATCGCTCTGTACGCTGTTGTTGAGGGTGTCCGTTTGTGTCCAATTCCTGAGCAGCGCTCACACTCTTTCTCAACTGGTACGCCAAGCCGTTTGGATTTATCAAGGTCGCGCACTTTGCCCGTTCCATTGCAGCGGCAACGATGGGAGATTTTGCCCTTTCCGTTACAGGGATTGCACAATTCGCCCACCCGCTCTTCTTTAGCCCAGGCATCTGTTTCACCACATCCGGGGTGTTTAACCACTTTTTGAATGCTGTAAATTAGCCCCTTACCTTTGCAGTGCTTGCATGGGCTGGTTGCCGCCGCTGAACTGCTATATTCCTCGTAGGCAAATTTAGCCAGAATTACCATACATTGAGCCATTCGGCGGCCCGATGCTTTACCGACATGTTTCGGGGCGTTCTTCATTGCAAATTGGGTAAGTTGTTCGACGGTTCTAATCCGGTCTTCTTTGCTGATGCCAACCTTGCCAAGGTATGCAGCCATTCCGAAACCGGCCCGAGTCTCAACCATTCCCATTGCAGCAGCCAGATCCGGCCCCTTGAGCGAGTCGGAAGAGGTAGCGCGGGGAGAATCCGTAATCATCTGGCTCTTGGCGCTGAACTGTTTCATTGCTGATTCTAATTTCACTATGCTGCCCTCTTTGTGTAGACCTGCTCACGAACCTGATCCCCGTTCATTACAAAGTCATTAAAATCGCCGTTATCGGGCCAGCGTACGCTGACAGATATCAAATCGTTTTTTGCTCTGAGATTGGCGGTGGCACAATTAAAGGCCGCTGCCTGTCCGGTGGCTGAATGTTTATCCATATCAGCGAAAATAATGAGGTGTTTGACGCCTGCCGGTACCCTGAATTTCTCCATGAATCCTGCATTGATTACTGACCAGGTGTTTATCCCGTACACCTGATAGCAGGACAATGATGTTTCAATGCCTTCAGCAATGCCCAATGTGGAGGCGACCGGAAACATGCGTATGGCCACTGAACGGGCATGATCAAGGTAATTCTGTTCCTGTAGTGATTTAAGTCGCTTAGCGCTATCACCGATATTCGCTTTCTTATCCCCATCAAGCAGGGTCTGATGCAGGTAACAGAGTTCACCCTTATCATCTGTTGCCAGAGAATAAAGCGCCTGATATACCCGCCCTGCATGCCGCTGTTTATCGCAAAACCGGACTCCCTCAACAGGAAGGCGATTAATACCGCGCTGGCGCAGATAATCAGCGGCAGTGGTGCCGCGCAAATCCACCAGCTTTGAAAATTTACTGATAACACGCTGCCGCTGTTTCGCTGCTGAACTGGTGACAGGAATGCTGATGTGTCGGTAGTTATTGCCAATAAGCTGATCCACCTCGGCGCACAACTCAGAAAATGATTTACCCTGCGTCAGATTAAGCAGTTTCATGCCATCACCGCTATCACAGGTGCAAATCCACGTTCCCGCGCCGTCACGATCATCAATGCGGAACTTGCCGCGAGCACCGCATACCGGGCACTCACCCTTGAAGTGATTTTTGCCTGTGATTGGCGGTAAACCAAAATACTCAAAAATCTCAGCCCATCGGCCCTTTGCTGCTTCTGCTGTTTTCATACTGCTTTCCTTAAACTTTTCCGTATTTCTTCAAGGTGATTTTTGGCATCGATAATCGCCGTGGTGGCATCAATATTTGCGGTATTACATTGCTGAGCCGGTGACTTTAATTTCTCCCTGCCCTTAGCAAAGGAGATGCGTTTGTGTTTGATATAGCTGCTGACTTCCGGTGTTATTTCCATCGGGAAATCACTCAAGCCATTGGGCCATTCGCTAAATTTGTCGTGGAAGGTATGCGAGCACCACCCATCGCTTACGGGCTTACCCATCGATGTACGCTGGCGCTGATAGAACTTGATCTGACTCCACCAGGCTTGCTTGTCGGATTGGGTGAAGACACGCTTCCCCTTACCCAGCTTTTTCAGTCCGCGCTGGGTGTCGGTATCCACGTCCTGCCCTGCCAGTGGCTTAAATCCACATTTCGGGCAGACGTATACCCCTGCGGGTTTCATGAAGTGACACTCGGTGCATTCCTTGGGGAGTTTTTCACTGCGATCCTCTGCCTCACGACTGGCGCTATCTTTCATGCCGTCGCTTTTGGAGGGCAGCTCGTTGTATTCAATGGAGTCAGGGAAACCCAAACGATGCACCGTGCCGCTGTGATCGAAAATCAGACACGACTCTTTCCCTGGCGCGGTTCGAAGCCCACGGCCCAGGCTCTGTAGCCAGCGGATCTCACTTTTTGTTGGTCGGGCATAGATAACGCAGCGAACATCACTATCAAAACCCGCCACCAGCACACCCACACTGACGATGATTTTTGTGGCACCCATTTCGAAACGGTGAATGATGAGCTGGCGCTCTTCATGAGGTGTTTCAGCCACCATCACCTCAGCATTAATCCCAACCTTATTGAACTGAATGGTGACGTAGTTGGCGTGAGCGACATTTACGCAGAATGCCACCGTAGGCAGATCCCGCCCGTTCTGTAGCCAGTTATCAACAATGTCGCCCACGAGATCAGCGCCACACATGATTTCTGCCAGTTGGGTTTCGTTGTAGTCAGATCCGAACTCAGCAGAAACGGTCGTTTTGACGCCTTTCAAGTCAGGTTTACCGGGCGCATAGAACTCGTAACCGCTCAGGTCGCCACGCTGGATAAGCTCTCCGATGGTCGTTGGTTTAATCAGCCGGCTATAGTAATTGCCCAAAAACGGAGAGAATGGCGTACCAGACAATCCAATAACTTTCACATCGGTTTCAGTTACCAGACGATTAATCTCAATCAGGATCTGCTTTCTGCGTAAGTGGGCTTCATCAATAATCAGCAGGTCAATGTTGTCGGGAAACTCACGGCGGATCAGCGTATCGGCGCTGGCAATCTGAATTTTTAGTGCCGGGTCATAGCTCGGGTGGTTGCGCCAGATAAAGCTGATTTCATCCTCCGGCAAACCGTACTCAACGAAGCGACGGGAAGTCTGGTTGATCAGAACCGTAAACGGGGCGACAAACAGCACCCGCATACCACGGCTGACAAAGCCATCAGCGATGAATGCCGCCAGTCCGGTTTTACCACTGCCTGTAGGTGCATAGACCATGAATGAATTAAATGACTTCCAGTCACGGCGCAGCATGTTCAGAGCGCGTTCCTGTGCGAAGTTCGGTGTAATGTTTAGCATGGTGTAACCTCTCGCCAATTAACTATTCCAGGGAAAACCTTTCTTCTGGTCTATGCCTGCGCTTCGTATCATCTTGCTAGTACAGTGGTATTTTTAGAGATAACCCCTTAGATCGAGAGTTACCTAACCTATGGAGTGGTCTGTTGGAAAAGGCCTATTCCAATCCCACAACCACCACCCCCCTTACCCCCCTCCTCCTTCTCCCTTACTCACGTACTAGCTAACAAGTACATGGATACGGAAAAAGACGAACTGAGAATCTCGACCTTCCAACACCCGACACCTTCAAGTCAGCGTGTAATTTGATACTTGCTTTCAGTGCTGCTATGACTTGGCCACTAACGGCGGTTTTTCCGTCAACCCTGCCGCTGATCTGACATGCTGAGTCACAAACAGCCTGAGTCGTGCATTGGCCTCATGCCTTGCCCTGTTCTCTCGCTTGAACGACACTGGTTCTTCGTTCCATGCGGCCTGATAAACATCCGCGTACAGCGCCACAATTTTGTGTCTGGCTGATGCTGTAAATTGCTGCAACTGCTCCTGAATCCACTTGCCATCCTCAGCGCAAAATACGGATGGCATGATCACCTGAACAAACCGCTCATACGTCATAGATGCCCCCTTGCCGCTAAACTAATCCGAGCTGAATCTGAGATTTTGGTTGCCGCTTCCGGCTCGGCTTGCGTTCTGCTTTCGAACAATTGAACTGAACCCACAGACGCGCTTCCCTCAAACAATCATCGAAGCAGTGGCCTTTTTTGGTTGCCTGAGCGAGCTTGTGATAATGCTTAACGCCTTCGTCTGCCCCCCCCCTAGCAACCACGTCAGGGACGCCATCTGCTACCAGAGCGGCTACAATGTGTTTGTGGATGAAGTCAGGCGGGTTCATGGGTTAGCCCTGCGAAGTAACTGTGGCGGGCGATAGGGAGCGACTGTCACTACAACCATAAATTAACCATTTAGGTTCGCAGTTAAGGGCGGTCGCTATTTCTAATAAATAGCGTGGTCTCTCTGTTGCTCCAGACTCAATCCTTTGGATCGTTTGCTGTTTAACTCCAACCTTTATTGCTAGCCCGGACTGGGTTAATCCCAGCTCAGTTCTGCGCTGCTTGACTCGTTCTGCTGTAGATGACATAGCCAATCCTTTAATACAAATTTACATGTATTAAAATACAATATATATTGTTTGTCAATTACAATAAACATTGTATTATCGGTTTGATATTTTGGGAGATAAACCATGGCACTAGCGGATAGAGTAAGAGAGCGGCGAATCGAGTTGGGCATGACCCAATCTCAACTGGCAGAAATTGTCGGGGCAACTCAGCAGTCAATTGTTTCAGTTGAGAGCGGGATAACTAAGAGACCCCGCTACTTGTTGGATCTTGCAAAAGCACTGAGTTGCGATCCCACATGGCTTCAAGATGGGGGGGCTTTCAAAAAAGTAACTGAAATAAATACTCGAAAAATTCCATTAATAAGTTACGTTCAAGCAGGAGCGTTAGCGCACAACCTCCCAATTGATTCTTATGATGGAGACTTTGAGTATGTATTGACGGACATGGATTGGTCAGAAAACACCTTCGCCTTGAGGATTGAAGGCGACTCCATGGAGCCCGAATTTAAATCGGGAGATGTAATTGTCGTGGATCCCGAAATTCCGCCAGCACCAGGTGAGTTTGTTGTTGCAATGAACGGGGGAGAAGCCGCGACATTTAAGAAGTATAGACCCATAGGTTACGACCATCATCGTAATGAAATATATGAGTTAGTTCCTTTAAACTCTGATTATCCTGTACTGAAATCAACTGATAGAACGCTGAGGATCCTTGGCACTATGGTTGAACATAGAATTTATCGTAGAAAGCGATAAATCGCACGGAACAGCTCCAATTAATAGCCCGCTTCGGCGGGTTTTTTCATGCCTGAACATAAAAACAAAAAAATATCACCATACAATACAATGATTTATGTTTTTACTTAAATAAAAACAAATTTAATTGTTGTCAAAATACAATTCTAATTGTATATTTTAACTCAGACAAGTCTTAACCTTATTAAAAAACATTTTCATGAGGTAGGTATAACCAAAATATTCAATGTGAATGTTAATACTCCAACATCAATAATGACATGACAATTTAGTTAAATAACAAGAAGGATATTAATTATGGCTAGTTTAAAGTCGAAAATTGAGAAAGCTAAATTAATGGCTTATCAAGGTGAGGTTTTATTAAGAGCTTCACTCGATCCTGACAGTAAAGAAGATGGCGAAGAATTATCCAATCTGGCTTTCTATAAAATTATTGAAACGCGTGAATATCTTTCTGAACTGCTGAATGAAGCTGGGGTATAAAAATTATGACCGAATCCCAAGCAGTAACTGAAAGGTTAAAAACCTCTAACTCTCCTTTTCCTAGATTAATTGATAGAGCTTCTTGTGAGGTAAATTATATTTTATCTTCCTGTGAATTAGCAGATATTGCGGAATTTGCAATACACAAAAGAGACGGTGATTATTTTATTATTGTGGATTTTTTTAATGACCCAAGCAAGGCAAATAAAGAAGCCACTGAAATATTAATCAACCATCCCAAATTGATAGAATCAATAAATTATAAGATTGAATATCACAATAGGATATTTTAGAGGCTAAATAATGAATAACTTATCTAATCATTTTAGTTCGACTCTGGAACCGCGCCAACGAAACCAGAGTCTAGCCTTAAATAATGCCTGCGATGGTCTCAATAAGGTTGAAGCGGATTCTATCACTCTTATCAGTAAACGCAAGTTGCTGAACGCGCAATCATACGCCAGAGACAATCAGTCTCGTTATGGTTGGGAAATTGCCAATCATTTATTGAAGCAGGCTTACGGTATTAAGTGTGAGTGTCCGATGCCGCGCTTGGGTGATACTCGTGGCAATTACATCTGCACTTTTGTTGATATAGCTACAGGTGAATATCGATTCGAACACAGCCGTGCAATTACAAACGTTCATGGGGTGAATCATGGCGCATGAAATTACATTAGAAAAGGCGGCGGAAATGGCGCGTCAGGCTGAGTTAGTTTGTATTTTGCTTGAGAGTCACCCACATGAATTACAAGGCAGTGAGGTGGTAGATATTGCAAGCCTAGTAGCCAATCTGGCTGGTCGTGTGGCTGGGTGGTTAATCGAGGAGCAAGCACAGCGGGCGGCTGATAATGACTAAATTAACCAAGTTAGATTTGTCGAATATCCTTAATGATATGGCAACAATATTAGATTGTGCGGCAATTCTTCGCGGCGACCCTAACCAAGGCGCGATGTTAGCAAATGAGCTTGACGCATATGTCGAAGATTACGCCAGAATAACAGCGGCCAGAATAGTTAAAGAAGAGGCAGACCATGAATAGACTATTCGAAACAACCGAAGATGGCTGTATTTTCGATGAAGTATCTGAGGTTATTAGTGCTCTTGATTTAGCCGGAGTGACCTTAGGGCCGAAAGATGATACTGCCAGCGAGAGTGCCATTATCAATATGAGCATTAAGCAGCTTAATCGTGTGTTGCGAAGAATGAGGGAAATCCATGAGTAATTTATCCGTAACCACTTTGCGAACCCCTATTGATTCAGTAAACAAACATGGCAAATCATATAATCTGAACCTATTTACTCCAGTTGAGCAAAACAAATTCATGGTAGTAATGCCCGACGACACAATGACAGGTGAAATTGAGTGTCGCGATAAGGTCATTATAGATACAACACCAATGCGTTATTTTGAAGATGGAATTTTTGCTTTCTTTCTTGACGGTATTTTCATGATTAAGCGGCTCCAATTCATCCGTAATAATGTTTGGGTTCTACCATCTAATCAGCTCTATCAAAGTTTCGAAATTGCAAGTAATGATCTCATCGAACTTATGATTATAGGTCGGGTTATTTACAGCCAAGAAATAAGGAGTCACTAACAAATGAATATTGACAAAATTGACCCAGCCAGATTCGAAGAGTGGGAATTCGATTTAATTGATGATGGCGGCATTGAAGTAGCATTTCAGTTGAAGCCTGAGCCAGTTTATTTTGTTATGCGCCATGGTCGCCGTAAGAAATGCTTTAGTCGTGATACTGCGATTAATCGCCTCGCTCACTTTATGACTGAAAAAGTATTTAAGCGGGCGGGTGTTAAATCTCGCATCGGTGAAACATATAAACAAGTTGATGGCTGCATTCACTGGAATAGAGGTGAACCATCACCAGAATACATAGCTGCGCATAAACGTTGCATGCGTCGTATTCGTCGCTTATTAGCCAGGCAACGCGAAATGTTTAAATGGCAAAAGAAATATGAGAAATGGTCAACCCAGCATATTGAGCTGATGAAAACCAAACCTTATTAATTTAAGTCGTCGCTAAACAAAATATTAACCATGGCCTTCGGGTTAGGACTCCCCATACCTAAAGGCCAGAAAATAAGGTAATTCAAATATGAGCAACATTGAATTAATTAATAAGAGACGCAAGCACATCGTTGACGCAAAGCTCGAATCAATGATGCGAAAAACCAATAGCCATTGCGTCATTGTCAGTTTGAAAGATGGCGGCATGTATACCGTGGAATTATCCGAGAGAGTCCTGATTGAAGCCTTAATAGATTTCGAAGCAGAAATTTACGGGGAATATAAACGGCTCGAAGCTGTGGAACACATCATTAATACCTATGACAGTTTTTTATCTAAAAGCGGCGATCACCTTACCGAAGTGGGAAAGGATTTCATGAATGCCATTGTTAAAAACATTGCCGAAATGGCTAAGGCAAAAGGAAAGGCAAAGTGACCTTATCAGGCAACCGCATCCCGCTCCGGATCTACCTCGGAGCCACTCAGATTTTAAACCGATACCGCCATGGAGCCGTTCGCCCTCGCCGCACCTATCAGCATGGCTACCTGTCTTTACGCATTACCCACCGCTGGCGGCTGCTATCGAAAGACGGTGGGCAGCACTGGGAAGCCATGAGCCACCAGCGATACAACAAAGAATTGGGGGTGTAGGTAATGGGAATAAGCAAAACAAACAACCAGGAACGCTTTGATGTTGGGTCGCTACTGACAATTACAGACCACCTTGAGGCATTGAATGTTGCTAATGCCACTCTGGCCAGAATTGAATCACAACTAACTAAAGCCAGTGATAAGGCCAGTGATTGGTATATCCGAGCCACTACTGCACATAAAACGTGGCATTGGTTCAGAACTCAAATTTGCGGGCAACTATCCGTTTTAAGGCAGAAGGAAAAGGAAAGGAATATCAACCTGCATATTTCGAAAGACCAATTTTTGATTCAAGCATTACGACAACGGGTAACAGCGGAAGAATTTGAACAGTGCGTTCTGATTGCTAACGAAAAGGCCACTTCGGTGCATAGCGGGTTTATTCAGGATAATGAGGACTAAGAAAATGAGTCAGATAATTAGCACCAATAGCAATAATCCAATGATGGGTAGCCGGAAAATAGCAGCGGTGACAGATAAAGAGCCAAAGCACGTTGTCCGGGATATTAAAGCAATGCTGGAGCAGTTAGGAATTTACAGTCCAAACATGGACTGTAATGATTTCAAAGGATTTTTAATCACCTACAAAGAACACGGTGGCCGCACTGTTATCGATGAAATCTGGCTGAACGAAACTCTGTCTATGACGCTGGTCACTGGCTATGACGCCAATCGCCGACTGGCACTTGTTGAGCAATGGCAGGAAATGAAGGTCGAGTTGGCCCAGCCTCGCCTTGAATCGCCGCAACCTCAGCAAACCGTTGTATCAATGAACGACAACATTCTTTCCCTGGCTCGTGTTGTAGCAGAGGCAACCGCATCGGCAACCATGAAAGCGGTGATCGATATTGTTGGCGTTCAGAAGTATCAGCCAGCAGCTGAACCGGTTGCCGCTATCGCACCACCCGCACCAGAAACATTGCAGATAAATCACCAAGCACCAGTTGGTGAACAGTCTGAATATGCCCTTGTGTCTGAGTTGTCATGGGTTAGCGGCCTATCTGATGCTGCATGCCGCCGACTGGCTACATTCGCCAACTTACCTACCTGCATGACCAATGGCGATCGGGGCCATTTACTGATTCACCGTGATTTGTTTATGACGGTAGCTCAATCGCTGCTCGATGAGTCCACACCACCCATCGGCAAACTTAAGCGCTGGCAGCATCCAGAGTTCGGCGGCTTCACCTTGCGCCTGAAATCCGAAAACCACAACGGGGAAACAAAATAATGTTTATTCCAACCGATATCCTTCGCGCCGCCCTGCTCTGTGTTGCTGGAGAGAAAGAAACCCGCGAATACCTGAAAGGGGTGTACATCACCCCAACCCATATCAAGGCTACTGATGGTCGTGCGCTGGTGATGATGGAGCACGGCTGTGAAGTCGGTAATGATATTGATGGCGTGTTTATCTTTGATGGTGACATTCCTGACGAAGCCGTCGATGCCGAATTAACTGCGATTATCGCTGACGGCAGCAACTGGTATGCAGTCCATTACGATGAAAACGAGAAGCCAATTTGTTCAAACATGCTGGAACTACTCGATTGCCAATATCCAGATTTCAGTAAGGTGCTGCCACCAGATCCAGGGCCGTGTGAAGAATTTCCCATGTTTACCTCTCAACTGCTGGCCTTGCCTCACCTGATGTTTGGTAGCGGCTTTGGCCCGGTAAAGTTCAAACCTTACGGAAAAGGAGCACCGTGTCAGTTACTGCTCGATCCGGTCACCAATCACCTGTATGGAAACCCCTTCCTGGTGATTATGCCGCTACGCGATAACGCCTTTGAACTTTGTCAGGGGGTACTCAATGAAATTTGAATATCAAGACAACGGCGCAGTGGCCAGCATCACGATTACCAGCACGATATTTGAATTCCGTAAACATAACCGTGTGGTTGATACGGCGCTGCTTCTGGCAGATGTCAGCCCACACAGAACTGGCACGTTCTTTATGAAAACCGTCCTTTCTGGTCGCTCAGCGGCGGTGCTCAGGGCTTACAAGGTTGTTGCTCGGGAGGTGGCGCGATGAGCGATAGCATTTTCCAACTGGCTAACATCATCAAATCAGCCGGCAGTGATCCAGGTGAGATCACAACCGCTATTTGGGCAGCTCACTACCGTAAACCAGAACGCAGTGCTGATGAAGTCACAATTCTATCGATGGATATCATCTGTAACTATTGCTTGGAATCCGTACCGGTTGAGCACTGGCCGGAAAATTTAGACGGGTTACTTAAATTTGAACTTGGTGTGTTGGTTGACGAATTCTATTCGGTAAACCCACTTCCGGGCAAAATCGCTAAAACAGTATTGGCAGCCGGTTACCGTCTGAATGAAAGCATTGCAGCACAGGAAGCTACCGAAAGAGATATAGCGGTCGATGAAATGCACGTCATGTACGTCAATGCGCCTGATACCACCAGCGTTCGACAGTACCTTGAAATGCTATATGACGCCGGATACCGCAAGGAGTCCACCAATGAGTAAGCAAGCCGATATCCATGATACCGAAGTGCGGGCCACTGTGATTGTTGACGATGGGTGCGACTGGACTAAATACCTTAACTGGTTAGCCAAAGCAAAGTACCGCATCCGAAACGGGATAAATGAAGCGCCACCAGCCAGGCCAAAGGTAGCACCGGTAAGTTTCAAGTCGATTAATCAGCCCCGTAAAAAGGGCTATCGAGTGGTTCAGAAAGCGATAGGGGCGGTGTGATATGAGTAACTTAACTTTGAGGCAGCGGGAAGTTCTGGATTTGATTAAGGCATACATCCGCATGCATGGCATGGCCCCAACAATGACCGAAATTGCTGACGAAATGGGGTTTAAATCCCCAAATGCTGCCAGTGTCCATATTGCTGCACTGAAAAAGAAAGGGGCCATCAATGTAAGGCGTGGAGCCTCTCGCGGCATAACGCTCACTGACTCAACAAAAAAGGCGGAGATGGTGCCGGTTAAGCTCCCTCCTATGATAGATATCGAAGAGCTTGAGGGTGAGGATCTGAACGCCGCGAACCATTTCAACGCCGCCATTGCTATGTGCTCTATAGCGATCCGGCAGGCGGGCTATCCGTCAGAGTGTTCAGCAACGTTTTACCCTACAGATAAGCAAGGGGGAGCTAATGTTAAATCTTGATTGCGTGCCCATCACAACCTACTGCCGGGAGTCAGGAGAATCTCTGGATGCCATTAACAAAAGGATACAAAGACGAGTATGGCTGGAGGGGGTTCATGTATTAAAAGTCGATGGCGTAAAAGAAAGATGGATTGACTTAACCGAGGTTGCGAAATGGGCAAGAAAGAACAAGGATTATTACCACTCCCCCGAGGAGTAACTGTTCGGGAATATAAAGCCGGTAAAACTCTGGTTATCACTTTTACATATAAAGGGATCCTATGCAGGGAATCCCTTTCCTTGATGGAGGTAAATAATAAAACAGTAAAATACGCAGAGAGACTGCTGGGTGAAATACAAAATAACATCGCATCCAATCAATTTATGTATGTTGATTATTTTCCTAAATCAAAAAAGTTATCCTTATTTGGTAGTGTCAAGCTAACCAGAACAATAAAGGAATATTTGGATGAATATCTTTTAATTTGCGAAAGTCGGGGTTTATCACCATCAACTATTGTTGGCTATAAGAAATGCCGCGCTGCCCTGTCAGTGATGCATAAGATCCCAGTCACCGATCTGACGCCTGCAATATTGAAGAACTGGATACAGAAAAGAACCACTACCCTGAAAACCATCAGGAATCATCTGTCATTTTTGCGTAGTGCGATTGATGAGGCTGTTACTGATGGGTTGATAGAAATTAACCCGGTATCGCAGATCAGCGCCGCCAGGTATCAAACCGAACGCGCTAATGATAAGCCTGTATATGAAGTAGATCCATTATCGCCAGATGAGGTCAGTTCGTTATATCGCGGCGCAGGCAATAAGCAATGGGAAAATTTATTTAGATTTGCTCTTCATACGGGCATGCGTAGCTCCGAGCTATGTGCCTTACAATGGGGTGATATCGATTTTGTAGGTAGTTTTGCACACGTTAAATCTGCGAGTGTTGTGGGTATAATTAAAGGGACAAAAACAAAGGCCGGCACTCGGAAAGTGGAGCTAGATACTGAGGCACTAAAGGCGCTGTCAGAGCAAAAACCATTTACCTTTTTACGCAGTAAATTTATCTTCGAGGACCCGAAAAAAGGTGAGCCATGGTCTGGTGCTGACGCTATCAGGAAAAAGGCATGGCTACCTACTTTGAAGAAGGCTGGCATCAGATACCGCAATCCTTACCAGACAAGGCACACGTTCGCCACGATGCATATTAGCCAAGGCGCAAACCTATTCTGGCTGGCTGGACAGATGGGACATAAAGGCCCGGAGATGCTATTCCGTCATTATGGATCTTATTTAGCCGAGTATGATGGAAATGCTGGACGCCAATTCAACTCCCACACAGGAAACTGAATTAACCTCTCTAACGCCTGTAACTAAATATGACTAAATATAGGACGGGAGATGGACGCAGATAAGACATCAATATGCACGTAAAATGCACCAATATAAAGTCACATAAAATAAAATCATTATTAATCAATTTATTATATCTATTATTGGAGCGGGTTCAAATCCCCCCAGCACTTTTAATAGGACAGTGACCGGACAGTATCATATAAACCAGTGACTTATGATAAATGACCGGACGAAGCACTGACCTAGTTTAGACCAAAAAGGATACGCAAAAGATACGCGGCTCCATTAAAAAACACTAAGCCCGCTTCTTGCGGGCTTTTTTATAGGATCCCGTTAATGGATTTTTTTACTTTCATCAGCAAGATTATTGATAGTATTGCGTGGCCAGTGGTTGTCTTTCTTATTCTCTACTATGGCCGAGATGACATACTTAAACTCGTTAGAACATTAAAATCTATTAAGGTCGGCGATCAATTTGAGGCTATCTTCAGTGATGAAGCAGAGAAGCTTGCACAAGAAACCTCAGAGGTTATACCTGACACTAATACAGACCAATATGTTGATATAAGAGCATCTCTACTAGCAAAAGATCCTAGAGCTGCAATCATGGAGGCTTGGATTAGAGTTGAAAAATCAGCATTTGAAGCATTAGAAAGAAAGCATGGACAGACATTTATACCTGAACGAAACCCAATAACGTTAATTAGAAAATTAGTTAACGATGAGATTCTAAACACTCGACAAGCCAATGTATTACAATCGTTACGTTTACTAAGAAACCAAATGGCTCATAATATTGACGTAGAACTCGCGGCTGCTGACGCTGAAAGTTATATAGACTCTGCTGTTACTATAATTTCGTACCTAGATTCTTTTACCCCAAAACCGCAGTAAAAAGATTACTATCCAAACAGATGGCTCAACATTTCTATTCAGTGTTGAGACTATATATCTTTACTCTGCGCAAACCTGCACACACATAAAAATATTTCACCTCCTTTTGCTCCATTCGCCAATGCCAACTTCAATAAGTATTCCTGCTACCCATAGCGCTATTTTCAGAATATTCGGAACTTAAATCATTAGGAGTAGCCAGATAAAACACCATATGCTTGAACGAAAAACAATGTCGTATTATCGGATGAGTTAATAAACACAGGGAGATAAAGAAATGGATGCGACGTTGCTTTCAAGGATGCGGTCAGGTGGCAGGATTACAAG